TGCTGACGGTGCTGGATTCTTGAGACTGAATGAAAAGAAAGATGGATTGCTTTTAGATGTTTCTACAATAGCAAACGATACTCGTCAATATATTTTAATAAATAAAGATGGGGTATTAAAACGTATTAGTAATGTCGTGTCTATAATGCTTGATAATGAAATGAGTCATGATAATATTCAATCATTACTAAGTTCTGCTTTAAGAGTTGATGCAGTAAATGAGGATCTTTGGGTGTCGGATGTATTTGATACTTTCTTTATATATGAAGATGATGGAAAGTTATACAAACAAAATTATCAAATTATAGATGGACAAATAAATTTAACAGAATCAAAATTAGAAGTAATACGGGTAACTGAATTTCGTACTTTAGATGGTACGTTTGTTGGAAATAAAAATAAAACTAAAATTAATATTAATAGAAAGGATGTTGTTATGGACAAGAAAGATATTGTTGATGCTCTAATTAAAAATGATGTTACTCAGTGGAAAGAAGATGATAGGGAAACATTGATGGGAATGGATGAGGTAATGTTAAATAAATTTATTCCTGTAGAAAATGAGAAAGATGATACGGAAGAGGATACTGCTGAGAACAAAGAAGATACTACTGAGACAGAAACTACTGAGAACAAAGAAAAGACTGCTAAGGAATATCTTGCCGAAGCTCCTGCTGCTGTAAGTGCAATGCTTGGCAATAGTATGGCGGTGTATGAAGCGGAAAAAGCTAGATTGATTGCAATCATTACTAAGAATGAAAAAAATACATTTACAAAAGAGCAGCTTGAAGGAAAAGAAGTTTCAGAATTAAATTCTTTAGTTCAGTTAGTTGCTACTAAAGAGGATGTATCAAATAATACTAGAGTTCTTAATTTTGCTGCACAAGCAGAAATAGCAAACAATATAGAAGAGAATAAAGAAGAGCCTCTTGTAATGCCTACAATGAATTTTGATAAAAAAGAAGCATAATGTAATTAAAAATTAAAAAGTTAATAGATATGAAAGGAAAAAAGAATGGCAACAATAAAAAGAATTCATAGTAAAGGTCCTTTTGAGCAGGAGGAATATTATGCGGCAGAAGCTGGTATTTATCCTGGAATGCTTCTTCAGCTTGATTCTGATGGAAAAGTAGAGATGCATGATGTTTCTGGTGGTGCTGTAGGTGATGAAGTTTTGATAGCTATGGAAGATCAGACTCAGGGCAAAACTGTTGATGATGTTTATACAGTTGATAATATTGTAACAGTTATGGTTCCGGGAAAAGGAACGGAAGTAAATATGCTCCTTGCCGATGGTCAAAATATTGCCATCGGGGATAAGATTATGAGTGCTGGCGATGGAACGATTACAGCAAATTCTGGTGGTCTTACAATTCCTGGTATGTCTACGGATGCCCTTGATCTTTCAGCTAGTGCTAATACAGCAAATGGATTAACTCCTATCCGGATAGTTTAATTATTGAATATAGAAAAAGTTTAATTGAAAGGATATAAAATGGCAGTAGATTATATAATGAATGGACTAGGTTCAGGATCGGTGGCTAATACGCTGATCGTAAATGGAGGGGATACTGGTCCTCTTCGTCCTTGGATTGCCGAAGATAAGCAAGGCATACCAAGACAGTATTGTACTATAAATATGGGTGGTAAACCTGTAACTCGTCTAATGCAAAATACTACAACTACTATGAGAAAAGACGATTGGCTTGCTATAGATGAAGCTGTTGTTAAGGCTGCAAGACCTCGTCTTAAAGCTGTAGCTGATCTTCGTTCTGGTGGTTTGGTATATAATATACCGAATGGAATGGCTAAATCTGTTTTGCAGACGGAAACAGAAAGTGACATGAATGATGCATCGGTAAGTATGGATGGTATGCGTAGAGGAAGAAATGATAAACCGGAATTTGAGTCGTCAAATATTCCACTTCCTATTACACATTTCGATTTTAATTATTCAGCTCGAACTTTGATGATTAGTAAAGCTGGCAAGACAGCACTTGATACTACTAGTGCTGAAAAAGCTGGCAGAAAAGTAGCTGAGGAAACTGAAAAGATGTTAATTGGTAATAGTACAGTTGCTGATCAATATACTTTTGCTGGCGGTACGATTTATGGTTATACTGATTTTCCAAATCGTCTAACTAAAACAATTACATCCCCTGCCGCTAGTGGTTGGACTGGTACTACTTTGCTCACAGAAGTTCTTGAAATGATGGCTCAAGCAAGAGCTGTTAATCAGTATGGTCCTTATGTCTTATATACTGGAACAAGTTGGGAACAAAAACTAGGTGGAGATTTTAAAACCGCTTCTGATAAATCTCTTAGAAGTAGAATTATGGAAATTGAAGGTATTTCCAGTATTCGTGGTTTGGATTATCTTTCTGGTTACGCTATGATTTTAGTTCAGATGACAACAGATACTGTTAGGGAAGTAATTGGTATGGATCTTACTACCGTACAGTGGGATACACATGGTGGAATGCAAAAGAACTTTAAAGTTATGGCTATTATGGTTCCGCAGATTAGAGCTGATTTTAATGATAGTTGTGGTATTGTTCATGCTACTGTGTAATTAAGTATTAAGGCAGATTTATTTTTGGAAAGGGATAATTATGTTTTTTAGATTGAAAAAAAGAGTTGGACAGCACATACAAGACGGAAAGACGTATAAGCCAGGTGATGTTATTGAAACTGAACGTGATCTTTGTAAAATGTTTGGTGGTAAGTTTGAATTAATACACGAAGAAAATGTTGAAGATAATAACATAAAAACAAAACCTGATATAGTTACTCCTGCGGGCGGGGATTCTGAAGATGTAAAAAAATCAGGATCTCCGTCTGGTAAAAAAACCAGACAAAAAGATGTAACTGATCAATTTCCTACAGCTAAGGAAATAGGAGTATTGATCTTTGAAAAGTTAAAAAAGAATGGCAAATGGTATTCAGTAGTGGACCCTGAAGATAATTCTACTCTTACGACTAAAAATATAAGAGAAAAGAAAGTAGCAGGGTTTATTCAAAGTATTACTGAAGACTAAGAATAATGCCAATATGGACACCAGAAAAGGTTTGGAATGATCGAGATGTTTATATAATAGGTGGTGGTAAATCATTAGAACATTTTGGTTGGGCCTTACTTCATAATAGATGTACTATCGGATGCAATGATGCATATAAGCATGGTGTTGAAGTTTCTGAAATTTGTTTCTTTGGTGATACTAGATGGTTTGAATTACACAAAAATAATTTAAAAGAATACCAAGGAACGGTTTTTACAAATACACCATCTTTATATAAAACAAAGTTAAAATGGCTTTGGGTTATGGATAGAGCATCTTCAGGGGTTCATAAAAAAGCACTTGGATGGAATTATAATACTGGTGCTAGTGCTATTAATCTTGCCGTGTTGTTAGGAGCTAAAAGGATTTATCTTTTAGGCTTCGATATGAAATTAACTAATGGTCAAAATAATTGGCATACAAATACATTAGCTAAACCTGATCCTGACATATTTGAAAAGTTTAAAGAAGGATTTAAAAAATTAAAAATGGATCTCGATAAAAAATATTCTGGTATAGAAGTATTTAATATTACAGACGATAGTGATTTAAATGAATTTCCAAAAATAGGAGTTAAAGAATTTTGGGAGTCAAGAAAATGAAAACAAAATTATTAATAATTGCTTTAATGCTTTTATTATTTACTAGCGGTTGTGTAATGTATATAAGGGCTGGGGGACAAAAAGCAGGTAGAGTAACAATCATAGTGATTGAGGATTTAGAATCAGATCCTAATATACCAACAATAAATTTTAACGCTGGGGTAAATTTATGAAGATAGAAATAATATCTGGTAAAAAATGGAAGTATAGATTGCCTCAAAAAGAGAGTTTTATCTTTAGGTATTCCATTGATAAACCTATTAAAACTACATTTATAAATATGATTTCACAGACAATAACAATTAAAAAAGGTTATTCTTGGGATGGGTCTAGTATACCATTAAAAAGAATTATTAAATTTATTACTTTTGGAAAATGTGATTTTGATAGGTATTGTAAAATAGCTAGTCTTCACCACGATGTTCTTTATCAATTAATGAAACTGGGATTAGTATCTAAGAAGTATAAAGAATATGTTGATGATTTATATAGATTAGAATGTATCTTTGGTGGTATGTCTAAATGGAAAGCTAATAAAAGATACTGGTTTTTACAGAAATTAGGTAATGTAGATAAAAAAGAAAAACCTGCAAACATAATTGAGGTTTAATAATGGCTAGAACAACGACAGATTTAGTGGAAGGAATTATAGAAGTAGATTCCTCCATAACCTTAACTCCATTTATTGCTGCTGCTAATGCTTTAGTGACACAATGCTGTACTGGTCTGGATGATGATTATGTTGATACCCAATTAGTACTTATAGAAACTTGGCTTGCCGCTCATATTTATACTGTAAGGGATATGAGGGCTGAAAGAGAAAAAGCAGGTTCTGTAGAGGAAAAATTTCAATCTAAAGTTGATTTAGGATTCAGCACTTCTCATTATGGACAAATGGCTATGCGTTTGGATTGGAAAGGTGGTTTGGCTAATCTTGATATATCGAGTAAAAAAGGAAAAACAGCAACACCAACTGTGACCTATTTAGGTAAAGATAGAGATGATATTGATACTGATGATTAATTTTAAGGAAATAACAAATGGTTGTAAAATGTGAAGAGCATTCAGGATGTATTAACCAGATTGAGAATAATAAAACTAATATCGAAACATTGTTTTCTTCAGTTGAAAAGATTAAAAATCGACCACCAGTTTGGATGTCTTTAAGTTTTGCTGCTGCTATTGGTATTATAGGATGGTTAGTTAAATCATGAGTATTATTAAAAGAATGAGAAAACAAACAGCGGTGTATTGGCCGTTTGAATTAGTAGATGAATTTGGGGATACCCAAGTTGGTGATCCTGTTAAAATTAGTTGTAGATGGGAAGATAAAAATGAAGAATTTTTAGATGCTGCTGGTAATACTCAAATGTCTAAAGCTATTGTATATGTTGATAGGGATATGGTAGTTGGTAGTATCTTAATGTTAGGAGTAATTGCTGATATAACTGATGATGATAAAATAAAAGAAAATGATGGAGCGTGGGAAGTTAGAAGATTTGATAAACTTCCTAATTTAAAAGCAACAGAATTTTTAAGGACAGCATTTTTATAATGGCTAAACTTTCGCAAATTACTGGTATGACTAAAGTTCTTAATAACTTAAAAATAGCGACAAGTGCTTTCGCTAAAAAAGGTGAAGTTGGTTTGAAAAAAGGTGGTTTATTTTTACAACGTGAAAGTATGAAAATAGTTCCAGTTGATTTGAATAATTTAAGACCTTCAGCAGATACCCGTAATGTAGGTGGTTCTGGATTTGATGCTGATATAGTAGTTCATTATGGTGCTGGAGCAAACTATGCTGTTTATGTTCATGAAGATTTAGAGGCAAGACATAAAACAGGAAAGAAAGCAAAGTTTTTAGAAGGACCAGCTAGAGAAAAGAAGAATGAAATTTTTAAAATAATTGCTAAGGGTTAAGATGAAGAAAACAATTTTTATACTATCACTTTTAATGTGCAATATTTGTTTTGGGCAGTTTGGTCGATGGGGTGGAGGTCAGGGGAACTTCACTGGCCCTACAGGTGGCAATGCAATCACAATAGCCGCTTCAAATTCTTCTGTAAAAGAAAAGATACGTTCAGATTATCTATGTGATGGTGTCGATGATGATGTGCAGATAAATCTTGCCATTCAGTCGATGACAACCGGAGGTCCAACTTATTCGACCTTACGTTCAGGAGGCGAAATTAAACTATCTAGTGGTCAGTTCAATCTCGGATTACCAATTGTGATAGACAGGGGTATCAATTTAGGTGGGGTAAGTTCAAATATGACTGTTCTTGCATTGATGGATAATGCTGATTGTAATGTGATTGAGTGTGTGGATGGATATAACGGAGTTAATCGGTCACTAAACTATATTCACCATATGGAAATTTACGGCAATTCAGCTAATAATACAAAGGGATGGGGTATATATCAGGTCGCATCGCCAAATAATATTGGAGCAAGT